CGCCAAGGGCGTCGGGTGGCTTCCGGCCCGCATCGTGGAGCTGTGCGCCAAGTGGGAGCCGTTGGCCGTCGGATGCAACGCCGCCGGCCCGGCCGGCGCCCAGGTCGCCCCGGTGCTCGAGGCGATGCGGAATGCCGACATCGACGTCGACGTGCTCCGGCCGATGAACGCATCCGACTACAAGTCGGCATGCGGCGGCCTGTTCACCGACGTCGTCGAGGGCCGCCTGCGGCGCCCGCCCGACCAGGGTCCGCTTGACGTCGCCGCCCACAACGCCGCCGAGCGACCGCTCGGCGATGCGTGGGCGTGGGACGTCCGCCACGCCACGGTGCCCATCAGCCCGCTGGTGGCCGTGACCATCGCCCGTGCGCTCCTGCCGTCGGAACGTCCCGCCCCAACCATCGACGTCGCCGCCAACGTGTGGTGAGGAGTGTGAACGCATGAAGACCACACTCCTCGAGCTGGGCGGCTTCGCCCTCATCGCCTACGGCTGCTGGCTGGCGTGGGCGCCGCTCGGGTTCGTCGTCGGCGGTGCATTGCTGGCGCTCGTGGCCTACCTCGTCGACCGGGGCGTTGCGTCGTGAGCCTGCTCCGCAACCTGGAACGGCGCGACTACACCTCGCACCGGTTCCTCAATCCGAACCTGGTCCCACGCAACTCCGACCTCGGCTACGGGTCGATCATGGCGTCGGGCCACGGGGCCATGCGCCACTGGGCTGTGTGGGCATGCGCCCGTGTCATCGCCGACGCGGTTTCGACGCTGCCCGTCGACCTCATGATGGGGACCGGCAGCGATGCGCGACCGGTCGACGTACTTCCGCAGGTGTTGGAGCGCCCTTCTGCGTACGCCGACAGGGTCGACTGGTTGTCGCAGGTGATTTTGTCGCTGCTCACCAGCGGCAACGCCTACGGCATCGTCGCCTCCCGTGACCGGCTCGAGTACCCCACGCAGATCAACCTCGTGGCGCCCGGCGCAATCACGGCGATGATCGACCCCGACACCGGCCAGAAGGTCTACAAGAACAGCAAGGGCCAGCTGCTCAACCCGTCGCTTGTGTGGCACCGGACCGGCCTCGTGTGGCCCGGTGAGGTCGTCGGCCTGGACCCGGTGTCCTACTTTGCCAGGACCATCACCCTCGGCCTTGAGGCCGAAAAGTACGGCCACGACTACTACACCAAGGGCGCCCACCCGACTGCGGTGGCCACCACCGAGCAGGAGGTCAACCGCGAGCAAGCGGAGACCATCAAGGACCGCATCCGCAAGTCCGTCGCCGGCCGGGACATCGCAGTCCTCGGAGCCGGCCTGAAGTTGGAAGCCTGGCAGGGCTCGCCGAACGACGCCCAGCTGCTCGAGATGATCCGCACGAACGCTGCGATGGTCTGTGCCATCTACGGCGTCCCCTCGGAGAAGATCGGCGTGTCGATGGGGACCGGCTCGGTCACCTACGCCAACCGTGAACAGCGTGCCCAGGACTTCCTCAACGACGCCGTGAACCCATGGCTCGTCCGCATGGAGCGGTCGATGTCTGAGTGGTTCCCGCGAAGCAAGTTCGTGAAGTTCAACACGGGCGGCTTCCTCAAGTCCGACCTGAAGACCCGGTACGAGGCGTACGCCATCGCCACCGGCGGTGCTCCGTGGATGCTGCCGTCAGAGGCGCGTTCGCTGGAGAACTGGATGCCGGTCGACGGCATCGACACGCAACCCACTGCAGCGCCGAACGGCCCCATGAGCGGCAACGGCACACAACCACCCGGAGGCCCCGATGGCGGCAACCCGCAAGGCTGACCGGCTGCTCGGAGCTCCCGAGCGACGGTCGTTCGAGTGCGAGGAGTTCGAGCTCCGCGCCACTGGCGACGCAACCCTGACCCTCAGCGGCTACGCGTCCGTGTTCGACAAGGGCTACGAGATGTACGGCGGCCCCGACAAGGGCGGCTGGACCGAAATCGTCGACTCCGGTGCGTTCAACGAGACGCTGAAGCGCAGCCCCGACGTGCACCTGCTCATCAACCACGAGGGCATGCCGCTCGCTCGGACCAAGTCCGGCACACTGCAACTGTCGACCGACTCGGTGGGCCTTCACGTCAACGCCCAGCTCGACCGCTCCGACCCCGACGTGCAGCGCCTTGAGGTGAAGATGGGGCGCGGCGACATGAACGAGATGTCATTCGCGTTCCGCACCGTCCGCCACGCGTTCAACGACGCCGAGACCGAGCGCCGACTGCTCGAGCTGAACCTCGACAAGGGCGACGTCAGCGTCGTCAATTTCGGGGCCAACCCCAACACGAGCGCCGGGCTCCGCTCGGCGCAGGACTTCCTCGCCGCCCTCACCAGCGGCGAGCTGGGCAACAGCGAAGAGCTCGACCTCGTCGAGCTGCGCACCGCCCACGAAGCAATTGGCCGGCTGATCCAGAAGCCGTCCGGCATGTCCGTCGCCCAGGCGCGACGGCTCATCGAACTCACCGCCTGACGGCCGGAGCACCCCCGAGCGCCCTTGCGGGCCGCGCCACCTGACGGCCGGCGCACCCGCACCCGTATGCGCTCACGCCGGGGCCGCCCCCACCGCACGGCGACAGCAAACCCCCACCCATTCGTGCGTCCCCGTTGACGCGCCCAGAGCCCCCAGGAGGGTTCCGAAATGTCCACCGCATCCGAGATGCTGACGCGTCTCATCGCCAAGCAGGACGAGGCCCGTGCGGCCCGTGACGAGCTCCAGTCCAAGCGTGCCGCCGTCGTGCAGCTCGCCGACGACGAGGGCCGTGGCGACCTCAACACCGACGAGGACGCCGAGTTCCAGACCCTCACCGAGTCCATCCGGTCCCTCGACGAGGAGATCGAGACCCGCGCCGCCCGGATCACCGAGCTGTCCGACGAGGAGCGCCGCACCAGCGACGCCGCCATCGCCTTCAAGCAGGCCGAGGTCGCGGGTACCCGCGTCAAGGTCAACAGCGAGGCCCGCATGTACGAGAAGGGCAACGGCCGCTCGTACCTGCAGGACCTGGCGAAGTCCCAGATCCTCGGCGACGCCGAGGCCCGTGCCCGCCTCGACCGGCACGCCGCCGAGGTGGCGCTCGAGCCCGAGTACCGCGACATCAACCGGACCGACGGCAACGGCGGCTACTTCGTGCCGCCGCTGTGGCTGTCCGACTACGTCGCGCTCGCCCGTGCCGGCCGCCCGACCGCCAACCTGGTGACCAACCTGCCGCTGCCCCCCGGCACCGACAGCATCAACATCCCCAAGGTGGCGACCGGCGCCGCGACGGCGATCCAGACCGCTGACAACACCACGGTGGCCGAGACCGACATCACCGACTCGGCGGTGCAGGCGAACGTGAAGACGATCGCCGGCCAGCAGGACCTCGCCATCCAGCTGATGGAACAGAGCCCGTTCAACTTCGACCAGGTGGTGTTCGCCGACCTCGCGGCCGACTACGCCACCAGGGTCAACGTGCAGGTGCTCAACGGCTCCGACAGCAGCGGCCAGGTCAAGGGCATCCTGAACGCCTCCGGCATCAACACCGTGTCGTTCACCGGCACCACGCAGGCGGCGCTGTACCCGAAGATCGCCGACGCGATCCAGAAGATCCACACCAACCGGTTCCTCTCGCCCACGGTGCTCGTGATGCACCCGCGGCGGTGGGCGTGGTTCCTGTCCGCGCTGGACAGCCAGAACCGCCCCCTCGTGGTCCCGAACGCCGGTGGCCCCATGAACGCCATGGGCAACCTCGACGCCGTGGCATCGCAGCAGGTCGTCGGCCAGCTGCAGGGCCTGCCGGTGGTCACCGACCCGTCGATCCCCACCAACCTGGGGACCAACGAGGACACGATCATCGCCATGCGGGCGAGCGACTGCATCCTCTACGAGTCGGCCCTGCGCACCCGTGTCCTGCCGGACGTGGGCAGCGGTCAGCTCACCGTGCGCCTGCAGGTGTACGGGTACCTCGCCTTCACCGCCGAGCGTTACCCCGCCGGCGTGACGAAGGTCACAGGTTCTGGGTTGACGACGCCTAGCTTCTAGCCGTAAAACTGTCTGTCCTTTTGATAGTCTGGGGACATGGAAGTCACCCAGACATCAGAAGGCCGGCAGTTCTGCGGATCGTGCAAGCAGGACCTGCACCTCGACTTGTTCTCACCGGGCAACCGTGGGAAACGGGGTACGTGGTGCAGGTCCTGCTTCGCCGCCTACAACAAGGGCCGTCGGCCACACGTTGAACACGACCCAATCCCGTGCGACTACTGCGGTAAGGAGTTCGTGCCCAAGCAGGTGAAGCCTGGCCAGCGCAGGTACTGCTCCAACACTTGCAAGACCGCTGCCGGGTACTGGCGAAACAACCCACGCGTGCAGCGTCAATGCTCCGTCTGCGGGACCGACATCTCGGACCGCAGGCGAGACACCAAGTACTGCTCCCGAGAGTGCGCCGTTGAGGCTCGCCGACGAGATGGACGAGCCAAAGCGTCCAAGCGCAAGAGCCTTGTCCGCCGTCGATACGGGATGACCGAGGAAGCCCTAGAAGCGCTGCTGGCCGAGCAGGGTGGCCGGTGCGCCATCTGCCGGTCGACGGACCCGAAGACCCACCACGGTCAGTGGCACATCGACCATGACCACGCCTGCTGCCCAGACATCGTCAAGCACACCTGCGGCAAGTGCGTCCGAGGGCTGCTGTGCCAGAAGTGCAACCTCGGTATCGGCCTCTTCGATGACGACGCCGATCGTCTTGAAGCCGCCATCCGCTACCTGCGGAGAACCTAGATGGAAGAAGGGAACCATCTTGGACAAGCCAGCCTGCCGGCTCTGCCGGTACTCCGTGCCGTTCGGCACGGGCAAGATTGAGTGCCGCCGTCGGGCGCCCATCGGGGCCACCCAGTGGGCGGTGCTCAACGAAACCGAGTGGTGCGGTGAGTTCGCCTCGGACCGTGCGCCGCTCGGCGAGATGGAGCAGCGGTGAACCGCGCGGAGCGTCGGGCGTCCCGGCGCAACTCCGGTAGTTCCGCAGCTTCCGCCACTTCCGCAGATGTCCCCGACGTGCCGAAGGTCGTCATCGGGACGGTGCACCCCGGCGAAGTGTCGATGTCGATGATGGCGTCGGTCATGCGGGCCAAGGACCACATGCTGCAGTACGGGATCATCCCTGGGTTCCTTGAGCGCCGGGCCCGTTCGCAGCACGTCTACAAGGCCCGGAACGAGATTGTCGCCGGCTTCCTCGACATGGACGCCGACTACCTGCTGTTCGTCGACGCCGACATGGGCATCCCAAAGAACACGATCGAGCGGCTGCTGGCCGTGGCGCACGTCGATGACCGGCCGATCGTCGGGGCGCTCTGCTTCGCCCAGCGCGAGGTCGGGTTCAGCGACGAGGACTACTCGTCCCGTTTCGACCTCATGCCGACCGTCCAGGTCTGGTGTGTCGAGGACGACGAGGTCACGTCGTTCTACATCGTCGAGGACTACCCACGGGACGAGGTGTGCCAGATCGACGCCACCGGCGCCGCATGCGTGCTCATCCACCGCACGGTGTTCGAGAAGATGCGAGCCGAGCACGGCGACCACTGGTTCACCCCGCTGACCAACCGCCCCACCGGGACGCTGTTCGGCGAGGACACGTCGTTCTTCCTCCGCTGCCGGGAGCTGTCCATCCCGGTGCACATGGACACGACGGTGAAGACGTCCCACGACAAGGGCGGCGTGTTCCTGACGGAGCAGCTGTGGGACATGCACAAGGCGCTGAAGGCATGAGCCTCATCCCGCAGGAGAACGGCAGCTACCGCCACCCCGACGACCCCGGCGAGCCGACCACCGGCGAACCCCGCCTGTCCATCACCGACCTTGAGGGCGAGATCCTCGCCGCCTTCGTCGCCGGCTGCGCAGTGTTGGAGATCGGCACGGGCCTCGGCGTGTCGACCAGGGCCATGGCCACCACGGCCCGCAGCGTCACCACGCTCGACGTCGACGAGTGGGTCCACGCCAACATCTGGCCGACGCTGCCCGACAACGTGACCGGCGTGACGTCGATCTCTGACCTGGTCGGCACCTACGGCGCCGTGTTCATCGACGCCGACCACTCCACCGAGGCCGTCGCTGCGGACCTCGAGCTGGCGTTGGACGTCTGCGACGCCGGCCTCATCATCGCCCACGACACGAACGCCGTGGCCGTGCGCGACGGCCTTCGTGCCGCTGAGGACTGGCACTGGATCAACACGACCCACGGCCTCGGCGTCCTGTGGACCTGAGGCCCGGCCCCGACGCCGCCCGCTACCTGATCGCCGGTCAGGGCCGGCCGGTCGCCCGCCCGTTCAACGTCCGCTGGCTGCTTCCGGCGGTTTGTACGGACAAACCGAAGCGGTGGCAGTTCGTGTGGCTCGCCTCGTGGCCGCTGCTCGCCGCTGGTGCGTTCGTGTGGGCCGTCGGCATGGGCGCCGACTGGCAGGTCGCCGCCGCTGCGGCGGCGTTCCTGGTGGCCCTACCGGGCGTCTGGGGGCCACACAGCGTCAGGCCCATCGGCATCGACCTACCGGCCATGGCCGTCGCCATCTGGGCGGCTGCAGCGTTGGCCCACGACCAGCCAATCGTCGGCGTGCTGCTGGCCATCGTGGCCGCCACGATCAGCGAGAAGGCGCCGGTCATGGTGGCGCTGTGGGCGTGGACGCCGTGGGCACTCATCGCCCTGGTCGCACCGCTCGTCGCCAACTTCGTCCGCAAGCCCGAAGTTGACGAGGTCACCGCCATCCCGCTGCTGAAGCGGGTGCACGACCACCCGGTGGCGACCGCCATCGAGCACCGTGAACAGCAGGGCGGATGGCGCAACGCATGGCTGATGGTGGCGCCGTGGGGCGTCACGCTCGCCGCACTGCTCAACCCGACGCCGTGGCTGCTCGCAGCCGTGGCCGTTGCCTACGCCCAGCTCCTCGTGGCCACCGACTGCGTCCGGCTCTACCAGACGTTGGCCGGCCCGGTCGTCGCCCTCGCCGCTGCACAGGTCATCCCGCCGCAGTGGCTGCTGCTCGCAGTCGTCGTCCACGCCGTGTGGTGGCGTCCGGCGGTCACGGCGTGAGCTCGCTCACCATCGTCATCCCGACCACCGGCCGGGACACGCTGAACCGGGCCATCGAGTCCGCCGAAGCCGCCGCCGATGAGGTCATCGTCGTGGCGGACGGATGGCGTGGACCGGCCACCATCCACGGCGAGTACGGCGCCCCAGGCCTCGCCCGCAACGCCGCCCTGTGGGACGTCGCCACAACGCACGTCGGGTTCCTCGACGACGACGACGTGCTCATCCCCGACGTCTACCGCCACGTCACCCTCGACGTGCACCCAGCGGCCGACATGGTGCTGCACAGCATGTGGCACCCCGAGCTGGGGCCGGTGCCACGGCCGGGCTGGCCGATCACCCACGGCAACGTCGGCATCAGTTTCGCCATGCGCACCAGCGTCGCCAGGGCGCACCCGTTCATCGCCGGGCCGCCGTTCACGATGCGCGGCGAAGACTACGAGCTGGTGCGCCGGCTCATGGACGAGGGCGCACCGATCGCCCTGTCGCCACACGTCGCCTACATCGTTCGACCCGAGGAGGTCAGATGGCCATCACCAACGGCTACCTGACCCTCGCCGAAGCCGTCTCCTACACCGGCCGGCAGGACGGACGGGCCGACGCCGAGTTCGAGGATGTCGTGACCAGCGTGTCCCGGCTCATCGACAATCATTGCGGCCGCCACTTCTACCAGCGCACCGCCGAGGCCCGGACGTTCGAGGTCGAGGACTACGACTGCCTCGAGCTCGGGGCGTTCAACGACCTGGTCAGCATCACCACCCTGAAGGTGGACGCTGACGGCGACGGCGTCTACGAGACCACCATCAGTTCCGGCAATTACATGTTGGAGCCGGTCAACGCAGCGATCCTCGGCCGGCCGTACACCGAGATCACGCTGCTGAACTCGCTGACGTGGCCGCTGCCGCCGTCGTCGGGACGCGAGAACATCATCCAGGTCACCGGCACCTGGGGCTGGCCCTCGGTTCCGCCGGAGGTCAAGCAGGCCGCCCGCATCATGGTGGCCGAGGTCGCCAAGCTCGCCGACGCACCCCTCGGCGTCGTCGGGAGCGGAGATTTCGGCGTGTACCGAGTGTCGACATCGCTGCCCGCTCGTGCCCGTCAGCTGCTCGAACCGTTGCGACACCCCGACAACATGGGCATCGCCTGATGCTGCTGTCCGACATCCGTGACGGGCTGACCGACGTGCTGAGCAACGCACTGCCGTCGATCAACGTCTACCGGCTGCCTACCGACCGGGTCGAACCGCCGGCCGTCTGCGTCATGGGATTCCGCATGGACCCGCAGACGATGGCGATCTCACCGTTGCAGCGGGTGACCACCGACCTGCTGGTGCTCGTGTCACGCCGCCACATCGATCAGGTCGACCTGCTCGACGCGCTGGTCGATCCAGCCGTGTCCGACAGCGTCCCAGCCGCCCTCGCCGCCGACCACACGCTCGGCGGCGTCGTCGACTCCTGCGTCGTCACCGGCATCGGCGACTACGGCGAGGTCCCGGTAGGCGATGTCGGCTACTACAGCGCCACCGTCACCCTCGAGGTGATGGGCTAGTGGGCACCATCCGCTCCGTCGACGAGCTCGTGCGCAAGTTCGACAAGCTCGGCGGCGCCGTCCGCCAGGACAGCCCCGACACGGTCGGCAAGATCGCCCAGTTCATGAAGGTGCGGGCGCTCGGCCTCGCCGCCGAGGAAGTCGGCAGCGACCTGCGGTTCCGCAACAACAACCGTCGGCCGCTCGGTGTCCGCTACGACCTCAACAACACCGCCAACGGCGCCCAGGCCGAGGTGCGGGCCCGCGGCCCCTTCTCGTGGCTTGAGTACGGCGTCAAGCCCCACCCGATCATCCCCGGCAGCCGGAACAAGCGGTTTCGCGGCCTCACCGGCGTCGGTGTGGGCATCGGCCCGGCGCTGTCGCCCACGTCGCTGCTCGGCACGAGTGCCATTCGTGGCGACAAGAAGGGCGGCTTGCTGCGGTTCGCCAACGGCGACGTGCGGCCTTACGCGCTGAAGGCTGGCGGCTACCCCGCCAAGCAGACGTGGACGCATGCCAAGGAGCAGACGACCCTCGCCGCCGGTGAGATCGCCGACCGTCAGCTCGTCCGCACGCTGACCGACGTCCTGCGCTGATGCGTGCCGTCGTCGTCGGGCCGATGGCCGACTACAGCGTGGCGGACGTCGCCCGTGGGTGGGTGTCCGGGCTGCGCTCCGTCGGCGTGGCCACCGCCTACTTCGACCTTGGCACGCAGCTCGAGTGGTTCATCGCTGCGGAGTCCGCCGGTGAGCGCATGCCGCTCGACCGTGCCCGCCAGGCCGTCACGCTGAACCTGCTCGCCGAGTGCTACCGGCTCGACCCCGACGTCGTCATCATCATCACCGGCAACGACGTGGCACCCGAGTTCATCGCGGAGCTGCGGTGCCGCACGGTGCTGGTGCTGACCGAGCACCCCTACGAGGCCGAGGGCCAGCTCATCGCTGCGTCGCAGATGCGGCCAACCATGATCCTCGTCAACGACCCAGCCGGCTCTGACATCTACGAGCAGGTGGCGCCGACGTTCTACATCCCGCACGCCTACGACTCCGCCGTGCACCACCCCGGCAACGGTGACCACAAGTGGGACGCCTGCTTCGTCGGTACCGGGTTCCGTAACCGCATCGACTTCATCGAGTCGGTCGACTGGTCGGGCATCAACCTGGCGCTCGGCGGGTGGTGGGCGAAGGCCGACGAAACCTCGCTGGCGCCGTACCTGCTGCACGACGACCCGACCGCATGCGTGGACAACGCCACCACAGCCGACATCTACCGGGCCAGCCGGTGTGGCTTCAACATCTACCGGGTCGACAGCCACGGCGAGCACTCCACCGCCGACGGCCACGCCATCGGGCCGAGGGAGTTGGAGCTCGCAGCGTGCGGGGCGTGGTTCGCCCGTGACCCACGGCCGGAGTCCGACGAGCTGTTCCCGATGTTGCCGACGTTCGCCGATCCCGGCGAGCTGGGCGACGTCATCCGGTGGGCGCTCGCCCATCCCGTCGAGCGCCAGCAGGCCGCCGACGCGGCCCGTGCGGCCATCGAGGACCGCACGTTCGCCAACAACGCCAAGCGGGTACTCGCCCGCCTCGGTCTCTAGTTCCAACAACGCCCACCAAGGAGGGCATACCTATGGCCACCTCAGCCATTCACGGGCGCTTCGGTGCCCTGTACGTCGACCAGTCGACGGCAGCCAACGGGTCGGCAGCGCCGCTCGGCAACCTGTCCACCTGGACCATCAACGGCAACCGGGACCAGGTCGACGTGACCGTGCTCGGCGAGTCCACCAAGACCTACGTCGCCGGCCTGTCCGACTTCAAGGGCCAGCTCAACGGCATCCTGAACACGGCGTCGAACTCCATCTACACCACCGCCGACGGCGTGGCCCGGAAGTTCTACCTCTACATCGACGACACCGACGCCAGCAGCCGTGCGCCCGTGACCGGCAGCGGCAAGGGCTACTGGTACGGCACGGCGCTGTTCTCCGGCGTCCAGAGCAACGGCGGCGTCGGCGACGCCGTGAAGTGGCAGATCGACTGGGCGGCCGCCACCAGCATCTACCGGGTCTGACCCGCCCGATGCTGTCGTTCCTCTGCAAGGCCCCGAACGGGCAGGTCGTCCGGCTGGACGACCTGCCCGTCGAGGACATCCAGAACATCGCCACCGAGTGCGGCATGGAGTCGTGGTTCGACCTCTACCTGCAGCCTGCCCGCTACGGGCGCGCAACGGTGGCGCTCTACCGCCACTGCTGCAAGGTCGTCGACGCCGAACCCGTCGAGCCGGTGACCCCCAAGGTCATCCTCAGCGCCTTCGAGGCGGCAGACGACAACCTGCCGACCCTCTGGGAGGACGGAAACCCTCCGACGGCGGACGACCCGACGACGCCGTGATCGTCTGGGCCGCCCGCCGCTACCGGTGGACCCCCGCGCAGACCCGCCAGTGCTCCTGGCGTGACCTGCAACTGCTCATCGAAGCCGCGAGAACGGAGCCCCACTAGATGGCCACCTTTCGCGAGAAGCTTGAGCTGCTGATCGACGCCAACGTCGCCGGCTTCATCGCGGCGATGGACAAGGCGGGCGCCGCCGCGGACAAGAACCTGGGAAAAGAAACGACCGGCAAGCTCGACCAGCTCGCCGGGAAGTTCACCGTCATGGGCGCCGCCGCCGTCGGCGGTGCAGCGGTGGCGGCGGCCGGCCTCGGGAAGCTGGCGGCGGTTGCCGGTGAGGCGCAGGTAGCTCAGGCGAAGCTCGACAACTCCATCGCCAACTCGTCGCAGAAGTTCAGCGACAACGGCGCTGCGGTCAGCGACCTGGCGTCGGAGCTGCAGAAGAAGGTCGCCGCCGACGACGAGTCGATCCGGTCGGGGCAGTCGGTCCTTATCCAGTTTGGCTTGACCGAGGATCAGGTGCTGCGGCTCACGCCGCTGATCGTCGACCTGTCCCGCAAGATGGGCATCGACCTCGACACGGCGGCCAAGCAGGTCGGCAAGTCGGCCACCGGCTCGCAGGGTGCGCTGAAGAAACTCGGCATCGACGTCAAGGATCTCGGCGAGGGGTCCACTGACGCCGAGAAGACCATCAGCGCACTCAACAAGACCGTCGGCGGCTTCGCACAGGCCGAGGGCAGGACGTTCAGCGGCCAGCTTGAGATCCTGAAGAACCAGCTCTCTGAGCTGGGTGAGTCGGTCGGCCAGGGTGCAGCGGGGACGCTGCAGTCGATCGTCGGCAGCGCCAACGACCTGCTCAGCAGCCTGAACGACGTCAACCCCGGCATCACCGCAGCCGTCGGGTCGTTCGCCACGCTGGCCACCATCGGGGTGGGCGGCATCGGTGGTGCCTCGCTGATCGCCGGTCAGCTCATCGGCTTGCGCGACAACTTCAGCGGGCTGCTGAAGGACGGCGAGGGCAACCTCAACAGCTTCGGCAGCAAGGTGATGGACGCCGAGGGCAAGCTGACGAAGTTTGGGCAGGCAGCAAAAGTCGCCGGCGGCCTCACCATCGGCGTGGCAGTGGTGGCTGCAGTCGTCGAGATCGGCAACCAGTTCAACAAGGCCAGTCAGGACGCCGAGAAGTTCGCCAAGTCCCTCGACGTGCTGAGCGGCGCCCGTGGCGGCGACAAGGGTGCAGCCACCGGCGATCTTCTCAACTCGCTGACCGGGTCGCTGGACGAATGGTCTCAAGGGCTCGACAAGTCCACCAAGAGCCTGAACTTCGGCGAGCGCCTGCAGCTGGTTGTCACCAACCCGTTGGAAGCGGCGGCCAGGGGCTGGAACATCATCCTCGGCAACAACTCGGACCTGATCGGCCGAACGGCCAGCGGGCTCGCCGTTGACCTCAACCAGGGCACCGAGGCGCTCGACAAGCTGCGCGACGCCGCCAACCCGACGGCAACGCAGGGGTTCCTCGAAGGGCTCAAGAGCCTCAAGGGCGAAACGCCTGAGGCCACCGCCGCCATCGGCGAGCTCTACACGCAGACGGCCATCCTGTACAACCAGCAGATCAAGAGCGCAGCCGGCCAGCGAGACGCTGCCGCCGCAACCAAGCAGCAGGTCGACGCCACTCGTGAGGCCGGGCTTGCCACCGGTGAGTACGCGGCCACCGCCGCTGACCTGAAGGACATCTCCGATGAGCTGACGCTCTCGCAGAAAGACCTCACGGCAGCCTTCGACGGCAATCAGGCCGCCGCCAAGGGCTTCTCCGGTGCGCTCGCGTTCGTGACGAACAACGCCTCCGCGTCCATCGACGCCGCCCAGCAGGTCGGCAAGTCGATCAACGACGCCTTCCGGGATTCCAAGGACGCCAAGGGTGATGTCGTGCCGGCCGCCATCAAGGCGCTGCCGGCCGAGTTTGACGCCGCCACTGCTGCCTTGGGCGGCTACAGCGAGCAACAGAACAAGGCCATTGACGCGTTGCAGGCGTACGGCTCGGCGGCGCAAAACCAGCTGCAGGTGCTCATCTCGCAGGGCGCAAGCAACGAGGAGATCACACGACAGGCACAGGGCTACGCCGACCTCGTGCGCAACACCCTGATCCCGCAGTTTGAGGCGCAAGGGCTGTCGCTCGCCGACGCCACGGCGAAGGCCGAGGGCTACGTCGCGCAGCTGGGGCTCACCCCGGCGCAGATCGAAACACAGCTGAAGTTGTCGGGCATCGAGGAGGCTCGCCAGAAGCTGCAGTTCCTGCAGGGCGACTTCGACAACCTACCGGCGGAGAAGCGGGCGGAGATCTACGCCGCTGTGCAGCGCGGCGAATGGGACCAGGCGCTTAAGATCTACAACGACTTCAAGGACAAGCAGGTCACCATCG